TGGCGCGGGCAAAACAATTATGACAGCGGCACTAAGTTATAGTGTTGAGCAATATGGTCGTAGTATTGTAATTGTACCAAATACAAGTCTTGTTACACAAACAGAAAATGATTACATTAATTTAGGCCTTGATGTTGGTGTTTACTATGGTGGACGTAAAGAGTATGATAAAACACACACAATTTGCACATGGCAAAGTTTAGGTAATATGTTAAAGAATACCAAAGCAGGCGAAGCAGAGGTTTCAATTGGTGACTTTATTGAAGGTGTTGTTTGTATCATTGTAGATGAGGTTCATCAAGCTAAAGCAGAAGTATTAAAAACATTATTGACAGGAGTAATGAGCCATATACCATTACGTTGGGGATTGACAGGAACTATTCCTAAGGCCTTGCATGAATCAACATCGTTAAATGTTAGCATTGGCCCGGTGATTAATCAACTAGCCGCTAGCACATTGCAAGAAATGGGTGTGCTTTCTATGTGCCACGTTAACATTATACAATTACAAGATGGTGTGGAGTTTAGTAACTACCAAAGCGAATTGAAATATCTAACCAGCGATGAAAAACGAATGAACAAAATTGCTGAGTTAGCAGGTAGGGTCAAAGAATCAGGCAACACATTAATTTTAGTTGATAGAATTGAAGCCGGTAAATTACTGCATCTTAAATTAGAAGAAAATGGTGTTAAGGAAGAAAACGTAGTGTTCATTTCAGGTGATACCAAGGGTACTACTAGAACAGAACACTATGATGATATTGCTACAGCAACCAATAAAATCATTATTGCTACATATGGTGTAGCGGCAGTGGGTATTAATATACCACGTATCTTTAATGTAATGTTGCTAGAGCCGGGTAAAAGTTTTGTCAGAGTAATTCAAAGTATTGGTCGAGGAATACGTAAGGCAGAAGACAAGGATTTTGTGCAGATTTGGGATATCACTAGTAACTGTAAGTTTGCCAAAAGACATTTAACACAACGTAAGGCCTTTTATAAAGAGGCTAACTACCCGTTCGATGTTGAAAAATTAAAATATAAGTGATATAATATAAACATGAGAATACTAACATTAGATAATAGATTTTACAATTTGGAGACACTACCGGACGAGGTAGATGATTTACGATTTGCAATATTGGACAACAGTAACCCAAACAATGTAGACTATCATTACATTCCATTAATCTTTTTAGAGAGTTTTAGTGCTCCTGCACTTGTATTAAAGATTGGTAAGCATACAATTAAGATGCCGGTAGATTGGCAGATATTGATTGGTGAAAAAGAACACGGGGACTTAGAAACATTACCACTAACTAGCATTAATGACCGGGGATTTAACGCATTTGAGTTTAATCCATTAACTAGTTTTAGTCCTAGCTTTTTACCTATTGAGATTGTAGACATTTACCATGATGTAACATGGTATGCACCTCGATTGAAGAATGGACAGTTTTTATGTGTGCCATTAGATGATAGTGTTGCACCACAATGTGTGTATTTTGTAAAAGAGATTAGTCGTAATTGTGAGATAGTAGATTATAGTCAAGCATTTTAAAAGGAGTAAAAATGTTGAATTGGTTTAAGAAAAAAGTTATTAATTGGGTTAAAGAAGATTGGAATAAAGGCCAAGATATAGCAGTTCCAAGTACTATTGGTACTATTAGTAAAGGTCGTAGACTAGAGCAGAATGGTATGAACTTTACTATCTATTCTGCAAACGGTGGATATGTTATGGAATATTCCACTTATGACCAGAAGACTGATAGACGAGATACTGCACTACATATTATTCCAACTGACCAAGACTTGGGACAAGGTATTGCACATGTCATTACATTTGAGATGCTGAGAAAATAATGGCAAAAGAAAAAGTCGCAATTGATGAAAAGTTTGAAAAACAAGATGTAGACTTGTTTGATATGCTTGCGGCTATTGATAAGAAAGACTATGGCTATTACGATAGGCTAACTCCTGAGCAACAAAAGAAGTTTGTACCCTTCATGATGATTCAATGGATCAGTGCAATTAAAGGTAATAGCGATTTGCAAAACTATTATTTAAGTAGCACCGAGTATCATGCTAATAAGTATTTCTTTAATGAAAATGTGTATAAGCATCCTAAACTACAATGGTTGATGTTATGTGCAAGTAGTCCTGGTTTGGGTAAGCAATTTCATCAGTGGATACCTAACATTAGTCAAAAGGTTGCAAAATTAGAAGCACCTGCTAAACTTAAAGACATTAAAGAATACTATAAAAAGATTTACCCTAAGGCTGATATCAGTGACATAGATGAAGTAAGTAAGGCATATGTTGACAGCCATAAACGTAAAAGACGTTTAGCTGAATTATTCCCGCAACTAAAACAAAGTGATATTGAGATACTAAATGAAATTACGTCTGATGAGCAATTTGCCGAATATGAAAGAGACATTGGAAATTGATGAACCAATGAAGTTTGGTTGTGATTTTTGTAAACGTGAATTTTCACGTGAAACTACCATTGCTAAACACATATGTGAAAGTAAAAGACGTTGGCTAGATAAAGACTTGCAAGGTAACCGTATAGGTTTTCAAAGTTGGTTGCAGTTTTATAAAAAGAACACAGCAACTAAAAAAGCCAAGACATATGAAGATTTCATAAAGAGTGCATACTATATTGCATTTGTAAAGTTTGGCAATTACTGCGTTAATGTTAATGTTATTAATGTTAGTAGATATGTTGATTGGTTACTAAAAAATCAAATCAAAATTGATAATTGGTATAGTGATACATCATATACAAAATATTTAATTGAATACTTACGCCATGAAGATGCATATGATGCGATTCATCGTAGTGTTGAGACATGTATGAATTTAGCTAAAGATGATAACATTTTACCACATGATATTTTACGCTATGGTAACGTTAATCGTATTTGTTATGCAATTACAACTGGAAAAATAAGCCCATGGATGCTATTTCAAAGTGACAGTGGTGTAAAGTTTTTAGACAATCTAAATCCAGACCATGTAAAACTAATCATTGACTATATTAACCCAGAGCAGTGGGCATTGAAGTTTAAACGTGAGAAAGAATTAACTGCTCAAATTAAGGATGTACTAAATGCCGCAAGGTACTAAAGTTCGTATACCTTGGAAGAAAGGTGACACAATCAGTGATTGGGATGAAACCTGCGCATGGGCAATGGAACAATTTGGATTGCCGGGAGATAAATTTACCACGCATCCCACAGTAGACTATATGGACTTTTACTTTGATGATGAATGTGATGCTATTCATTTTAGTTTAAGATGGCTATGAAATTAGAAGATGAAATCTTAGTAAAAGCCGCACAAGATATAGCGGATGATATTGACTTTCAACTTATGGCTGAGATATTGTGTCAAGGGGGTTGGATTAAGGTTACACTTGAACCAATGATTATGGAGCAAAGTCAAGAAATTGACAAGTGGATAGCTAAGTGTGATGGGTCTGTGCATACTAAGGGACTTGTATTTGTATTTGAAGAACCCAAAGAAGCTGAGTGGTTCATTTTAAAATGGCAATGACAAATGTTGTAAAAGTTTATGGGAGAGATTGGGCTTTGATACTTCATTGGCTCAAAGAAAATATAGGAGAAATGCTACATAGTAATCCTGTAGTATTTTGGCACGGGGAAGGTTGGCACATGACATTAGGGAGAGCAGTGGCTCCAAGGGGAGCAATTGGTAATAGTGTTATCACAGTAGAATTTACCGATGCGAAAAACGCAACATGGTTTAGTTTGGTTTGGGTATGAACATTAGACCCTTTCAAGACTATGATGATAATGATCCAGAGATAGACCGACGTAAGCAACGTTGGGCGTATTGGGAAGCATTGAAAAAAGTTCGTGTAGAATACATGGAAAACAAAACTAATTTTGATGCATACGATTTTGAAGATTATCTTGAAAAGAATTATGGTGTAAAAATGAATATCGTTAATGGTAACATTACCGACGGATACAAAATTATGGATGAAAAACTATACTTGATTTTTCTATTAAAATTCCAATGACACTAGAACATTATGATCCTAACAAAGATTGGGATAGCATTAAAAAATGGCACAAAGTGGTCATAAATTACTATCCTAATAAATTCCCAGAGATATTAAGATGGTTATATGCTAACATAGATAAACCCGAAAGACATGCACGTTGGAAGATTGTAGATGATACAATGCAGTTTAAATTTAGATATGAGCGTGATTATATTATGTTCACACTCAGATGGTCATAAGTATAAACATGAAACACAAAATAGCATTATTTTTAAATCATCCAGAATGTTCCATAGACTGTGT